TAAATTTATTTAGACCCAACCAAGGGCTTCTGATACTGCAGGGAACTGTTCGGTAAATACTGACCTACATTTCTCTGCAATAATCATATGTTCCTTCTGTGTACCGTGTGCAGAACGTAGATTAATATAATGTATCCACGAACGACAAGAACCAGTCATATAGATTCTTGTAGGAGTGCAAAGAGGTAGTACCATTCTAGCACACTCTTTAGCAACACCAACCTCAAGCATCTGATTATATAATGAGAAAGCAGAACTGAATAATGTTTCCATCTGTTTATTAAGTTTCTCTACTGCCTCTACATCCAAATCATCAATACTATTCTGCCTATTCTTATCATCCTGCCTACGAAGTTCTGGTAGATCAATCTTACCAAGAAGTTTACTGTCAGCATACCTCTGTGAGAACTCTTGGAAAGTAAATGACCTATGCCTAAGTATCTGAGCACCAAGACCTCTTGTAGTTTCTATCTCCAAGGTCATAGAAGACTGTTCAAATACAGACCAATGATTATGTTTGATACAATACTTTAACAGTCCTGCATACTTTTCATTGTCCTGGTTATTAGGATTAGAAACTCTGGCAATGTATGCCATAGTCTTCTCAGCATCTGGTGTAACACTAACCAGTTTCACTTGTTCTTTCATATTAGTCTGGGTATCCGTCGTCATCTTCAAAGACCTCATCGTAATCTTTTAGGTGGTTTACTATCTCATCATAGTTTTGAGGAGAATAGGCTTCTACATCCGAATAAACTTCAGACTCTAGTTCCTGAACGATCTCCTTGAGAGCCATGACTAAGACTTTTAATTTTCCTTTGTCCATGTTGTTCTCTTTCCCACTAATTATATGACAAAAAAAGAGGAGTGTCAAACACTCCTCTTAAACGTGTATGTAAGTCAGTTACTTACCTCGCACATACAGTTTTAGATTCTGTATGCTTGATGCCTCTATAAACTAATGCAGAGACCTGCTTCTGACAAGTTTGCTTGTCATTAGTATCGTACTTGATACCACGGTAGGTTACTTGTGCCATTGTGTTACTCCTAAAGTAATTGGGTTTTTAATCCGTTCCTTTAGTCGTTTGCGTCCCAACAACCAGCTTCACTATTGGTCTTAATGACCTCAATCAACTCAACCTTCTGTTCTTGAGGAACATTTCTCGTAGTAAATTTCTCAATGAGAGATTCTGCATCTGAGCAAGAGAGAGTTGATGCTAGAAGGATGGGTATCATAGGGATGAACGCTCCGTTCCGCGACTTACTTGCGACCCTTATGGGTTGAACGATGTGTTAATAATAACACACATATACTATCTATGCAAGTAACTTTGTATAATGTAATACTATTTTAAGGTTTCCTTAATCTTTCAGCAATACCTGCTGCAGATTTATTTACTCTTGTCAGTTTATACACCCAGATCCGTTCCAATAAGGTCACTGGACGACCTAATCTCATCTTGCAACAGATTTCAGTGAGTCTCAACCGGCTGTCTTTGCTTAACATATTGTATTGCCTTTGGTAATAAGTAGTATTCTTTTCGTTGTATTGCTTTTGTTAATGATTCTATATCATCCTTGGGAAGAATAGGAACCTCCTCCTGTAATATAATTTCACCTCCATCCAATTCTTCATTCACATAATGAACACTCACTCCAGTCATCTCATCTCCACTTTCAAATGCTTGTTCTATTGCGTGTAAACCTTTATACTTAGGGAGTAATGATGGGTGTAGATTTATAATCTGATTAGGAAAAGCATCAATTAACTTGGGTGTTATTATTCTCATCCATCCTGCAAGGACAATAAGATCAACCTTCCATGCTCTCATAATATCAATGATGAGATGCTCATCCTTACTACTGATCTGGGTGTGTGGTATCCCTAATTTAGTTGCTCTCTTTGCTGCTCCACACTTCTTCTTGTTATGCACCATCACTACAACTTCGTCCTCTCTACAGGTACGGACAATGTTTTCGAAGTTAGTTCCGTTGCCAGAACACATAACGCCAAGTCTCATTTTTTTCTAAGCGGATGTATAGAATAGTTATAGTCCTTATGATTAGGACTTACAAGAAATGTTGTCAGTCTCACACCTATAATGGTGGATACTCATTTTTAATTTCTTCATCTGTTTTTTCAACAGCAAACTCTTTACATAATCTCTCTACTTGTTTTCTATCAAGGCCAGCAAGTGCTCTATTATTATCAAGGCATTTATAGATACATTCTCTATCACTAATAGGTTTCCTCTTGCTAAACCCATGCTCATCTACATCTTCAACACTTGCCTCTAAGTGAGATAAATCTTGTTTCTCTGAGGGATTTTCGTAATTATGTTTACTCACTGGTAATAAGAAGGTTTATAATGTGGTGTATAATCTGGTTCCTCCTCTGTTACTGGATGCTTATACTGTTCTGTATCAAAGTAAGATGTATAATGGAAGTTGCCTTCTCTCTCATCTAATACTTCATGGATAAGAATCTTTAACTCTTTTGCATACTCGTGTGTGAATAGTCTCCTTGGTTTCTTAACAGCAGGTACATATACTTTCTTTCCTGATGACTTAGCATTAGGATCAGTGGGTCCACTCATACCCTGTGTGTCTATGTAAGATCCTGGCTTTGGTTTGTTACTCATAATGACCTCCCATTCTTATCAAGTAAACCAAGTCTCTTTACTTGTCCGAGATTAGACTTCTGACCTCTCTTAATCTTCTTATACTTCTTAATCAATTTATCCACTTCATCATTAGGTATATTAACCTTCAATTCTTTTGCTTCCTCTTCCTTACTAATAAACCCACCAAACCCCTTTGGAGTAGTAGGTAAATCCTTATCATCTATGTAATCATTAATACCCTCCTGAATCTCATCTCTAATGAGTTCATTTATCTGGGCTCTAAGGAGTTCATCGCTCATGACTTTCTCTTCCTCTTCCTTTCAGGTGGTTTATATCCCCACTGAGATGGTTTAATAGTACCATTACCAAAATCTATTGCTTGAATAGAACCCTTACCAAACTTATCATAATACAAATCAAAGATCTTAACCGTTACTCCTCTACAGAGATCCCTAAGAACCTTATCCTGAACCCGATAGGATACTATCATAGTATCCGTTGGAAGTTTTTTGTCATGTATTTGATCTGTGGTAGCATCCTCTACTATCAACTGACATCCATAATCAGAAATCAATTTACGTTCATCAGATGACCAAGCTGATTTTGGTTTTGCTGGCTTATCTGGTTTCTCTTGTAGTTTCTTTTCTGCTTCTACTTTTTCAGTCATGATCCTCTATGTAAACCCCAAGTAATATCTGGGAAGGCCTCCTTAACTACATCCAATGTAATCTTTGGATAGATTGATTTTAAATCTTTGTCTTTAATATAACAAATAATCTCTGCTTCTTTTGGATGAAGTCCTTCAAGCAACTGAATAAACATTGTCTCTCTACGGATTGCTGAAAGACTATCGTTACCACCTTTAATAAAATGATATAAGTTCTTCCACTCTCTACGTAAAGATGTGTGGTCTGTCCCTACTGGTACGTCATTCTGCTTAAAAGGTACTACACCTTCTGGTACAGCAGAGACTACCTTCACATCATAATTCCATATGAGTACAGCAGTTACTGAGTCATCTCTATATTCTTTAAGAATAGCAACCCTCTTTGCCTTTGTCTTTTGCTCACTAGCAAGTTCAAAGATCTCATGAATAAAAGGATTGGGTGGGAGTTTAACCCTATTGACAACAGGTTTTTTCCTAGTCGTCGTCTTCTTCGGTGTCGTTGTCATAATTGTTTTCAAATCGAACTGCTAAAATTTCATCAGCGGATAAATTACCATTCTCATCAAACATTTCTGGATGAGTATAGATTACCTGTGGGGTTGTTTCATAAGAGTGTTGTCTTGCTATCCATCCTATCATACCTCCTACTAATAATGCAAGTAATGATACTAAAGTTGTTAGTGCCAAAGTTACTACGGTCATTTCCATGATGGTTTACCCCCTAGAGCTATTATTTTTTCTTGATATCTAAGTAAAAAGTAATCTCTCTATCTAAGAAAGAAAACTCTAACTGAAATACTTTCGGTTGTGGTTTCTTCCTCCTGTTTCGTAATAATAATTCCACACCCTTATTGATTTCGGGTTTGTCATTATTTAGAGTGCTTTTTTCTTCCTCTTCGTTTGTCATTACTATACCTCACTGCATCTTCTAATATACAAGTAAGATATGCAACTATCTTTCTTGCTTGAGGTTTAGGGATATGATGATATGCCTCCCTCAGTTGTTGATGTTGGTTGTCTCTACCCCCTTTAATGTATTCATTGAGTTCAACGATAAGAGATCCAATCTCATGGACAGTAGAACTTTTAAGAAACTGATCTGCTTCTACTTTACTTACTCCTCTTACCTTGAAGTACTCATATAATTTTACCACAAACTGTCCCTTAAAAGCAACCTCAATTGCTTCCTCTATAACGTAATATACTTCTTCGAAATTCTGTGACATTTAGTTAAACTAGGTTCTGCTCCTTCAGATATTTTACTGTATCTGTACATCCACCAAGTTTCTTTCCGTTGAGAATTACTTGAGGGAAATGTGCTCCCTCTCCAAACTCACCATAGAAACTTTGTTGGTCGAAGTTCTTTCCTAATTTATACGTTACAAAATTTAGACCAGCTAACTTTAAGACTTGTTGGATCTTTGAACAGTACTTACAACCATCCTTAGAAAAGACTGAAAAGTTTAACACGTCATTCATTTTAGAGTCTCCAGCGTCTGCTGATAGTCCTGGTCAAACAATTCAAGTCCCTTATCGGTTAGTATATGCTTGTACATGCCCTCGAAAACCTTTGGGGGGATCGTGCATATGTCAGCCCCATACTCGAACGCCCTACCGACTGGTCTGACTTCTCTGATAGATGCTGCTAAAACTTCAGTCCTTACCATATGTTCTCTGAATACTTTAGCAATGTCCTTAACAAGACACAGACCACCAAATGAATTATCATCCACACGTCCTACGAATGGTGACACATATGCTGCTCCTGCCTTTGCTGCAAGGATTGCCTGTGATTGTGAGAAGATAAGAGTTACATTTACTTTGATACCATCTCTAGAGAGAAGAGCACATACAGAAAGTCCATCAGGAGTACAAGGAACTTTAATAGTACATTGCTTACCAAACTTCTCAGCAAGTCTACGTCCTTCAGCAACCATCTCTTCAGCAGTACCCACAACTTCCATACTAATATCAGGTATACCAAGATCTACTAGTTTCTGATAGACAACTTCAGGATCTTGTCCGTTTTTTAATATCAAAGATGGGTTTGTAGTTATACCATCAATCAATCCTGTCTGCCAATGCTTTTCAATAGCAGCAGTATCTGCAGTGTCAAGAAAAATTTTCATAATAGAATTTAAAAATGTATTTAATGAATTGAGTTATTTGAATTGTTAGGGAAAGATCATCTACCTTCTCTTGAGCGATTTCTAATAGTGATATGATTACCTTCCACTTCAAAATCTAAGTAATCAGTATGATCCCACCCAAGGTCATCATAAAGTTTATTAAGTTTATCCATGTCGGTCCACAAATCAGTAGGAGTAGGTTCTCCCCAAAAAGGATTGTCTTCCATTAAACAAATTGCCTTAGCTGTTGTAGTATATATTTGTATGCGTCCACTATATCACCTTCTCCTTTTCTAAACAAGTCTTTGTCGAAACTTTTTCCATCTTTCCAGAGTCGCATCCCGTCAGGTGATAGTTCATCAGCAAGGAGTAAATTTTGTTCAGAATCATAACCAAACTCCAATTTAAAATCAACAAGTGTAAGACCAATATCACGAAAGGTCTCATTCAATACAACATTAACTTCTCTAGCCAATTGTTCCAACTTTGCTAGATTATCACCATAACCCATTAGATTAATACGAGCAGTAGTAAGTAATGGATCATCTTTCTCATCATCCTTTAAGTAAAACTCAACCAAAGGCCAACCAAACTCAGTACCTTCTTTAATAGTTGTCTGTCTTACTATAGAACCTGCAGCAACATTTCTGACTACAACTTCTATTGGTATAATGTCAACCTTCTTACAACACATTGCTTTGTGAGTGGGCATACTGACATAGTGAGTTCTTATCTGATACTTCTCCATCTTCTGAAAAAGAAATTCAGAAATCTCACAACAGACTTGTCCTTTACCTTCTGGATAATCTATCTTCTTACCATTACCAGCAGTAACCTTGTCTTCATACTGAATCAGAACTTTATCTGGTTCACTAGTATTGAAAACTGTCTTTACCTTTCCAACAACAAAACTAGTGTCACTCATCTGGTTCATACTCCGAAGGTGCTGTGTCTTCCCAGTTGGGAGGTTGCTTCTCCCAAGGTTTGGAATGTGATAAATCCAACCACCTTGGAAGATGTTCTTTAATCCATTTAAGCATTATGCTCTGGTCTTTCTAAGTATTCTATCATATTAGATGAAGTAGTCAAGTTACCAGTCTGGATACTCCCATCTGGTATCTGTC